TGACGATTCTTTTGACACTAAAGAAAAAATTAACAATATACACGACCCAGATTACTATACAAATCGATAAATTCTGAAATTCTATCTTTTGGATTTATTAATCGAGGAAAATAAAATATAAAGCCAAAACATCTTGCGTTATTTAACTTAGGTAGGCCGGGAGTGTCAATATAAAGTTCTGGCCGTTTGTTCAAAATGCAAACAGGCACATCTATTTTTAAACGTTGTGTAACCAATAAAGCTACTTCTGTGGAAGTTAAAAAGACAATACTTTCGTCAAATTCGTTCTTTCTATATTTTTTTAAACATTCTTCTAACCAAATTCTTTGAGCTGACTTGACAAATCTTCTTTTTTTATAGAATACATTTGTGTCTATTGGTTGCTCACTACTAAATAAAAAATCCCTAGGAGGGTAAAGATATATGTTTTTTGCTTTCCATATTTGTTTTAAGCCATTATGTTCATGTGTAAAATACTTATTCGCGCACACTAACTCATTAGCTGTATCACTAGATGCAGGGTCAAGTTCGATCTGACCACCAAAAAATGAAGTGGTGACACCGATTATTTCCGGAGGTGAAACAAAATCTCGATCAGCTAACGGCATTTATTAAAGTGTCAATCCTTTTGTCAAGACTTTCTAAACTTAAACGATGAGCCGACAAACCTGTGAAGTTAACCATAACCACAACGGGACTTTTCTTTACATCTTCTTTTTGAATCATATTTATAAGTTTTTTCAAAAAATCTGCCATGTAATTATCATATACCTCTTCGGCTAAAGAGATATCATTTTGAATCTCTTTTAAAGTTAAATACTGACTACAATTTGGGAAAATTGGATTAAAAAATAAAGCTCCTTCTCCTTTTGCGTCAGCAAATTCTGCGTTTAAGGTTATAATATCATTTATTAAGAGCTTGATTGTGCTTTTTGCAATACGATTTTTGACTTCATTTCCCCCAAATAATGAGGAAGCGAGTTTCTTTGCTCTTTCTCCAAGATTAATCATAGTTTTGGAACGATTTCCAAGCGTCTGCTAGGACTTTAGCAGAGTCGTAAAGAAAATTACTGGTGTTGTTTTCCGTCAAATCTATTTTGCAGTAATGTCTGCCCTCGACCAGACCAGATTTTCCTTTTGAAGTGATACCTTGATAAATCAATTTATCTATTGTGACGGGATTTACTCCCATTCGCTCTGCTATAGCTTTTTTGCTAATAAATGCTGTGGTTACATTCCCAGATTTTGTATTCGCTAAAATCTGTAAAGAAGTATCTATGCTTCTAAAAATTTCAAGAATATCTTTGATTGGGAGGGAGGACATAAGTTTTTCTTTAATAAAGTACATGAATCTAGAAGTCGTGTGGAGGCCGCTCCGGCACCTGGCACCAGGCACAAGAGATCACTTACTGCTAAGCCGAAAGGGTGAAAAGACCTAGCACCTCCACGTTACCGGTTAACAACCCTTCTTTCAATAACCGGCAGCTCTATTTTAGAGCAATTCTTCTAACTGAGCGGTAAAATCTTTAGGTTCTTCAATTAAAAGTTTTATTAGTTTTTTCACTATTTCTGAAATATTAGTAATACTAGTATCTTGTTCGTTTAAAAGTAGCCAATAGCTATAAGCATTAAGAAGGTAGGTATGTGTCTGTTTTGCTCTTAGTGCTTGTACTTTCCACTTTTCAAACTCAAAAGACGACCCATGGCGACTGAGACCATTTTTTAATTCAAGTTCACGTATTTCAATTTGTAAATCAATGTCTTGAATTGTATATTTCAAAGCTGAAATTTTAGCTCTGCATTCTTTGGCGGAATTAGGTTCTTGGTTGTCGGAATATAACCAAGAAGGTAAATTTTCAATAACATATTTTTCGTTCCAAAGACAAGGTTTAGATTCGGGTAAGCTCATCATAGCGAAGTAGGGTTTTTATAAAGTGAAGATAATGGCCATTTATTGCATATAGAGTATGGTTTTCAAAGTTTACCTGAATTACAAATTTGCAATTTTTTAGTTCTTTGAGACTTTTAAATACTCTAGCTTTTGGGAACTCTAAAAATTTAATAAGTTCATTGGCGGACATTACCCGTTGGTAGACTAGCACGTACAATAAGTCTGCGTTTCGATCAATAAGGTCGCTGACCGTTTTATGTTGCTTATGCTGCGCATACTCAAAGAAACCCCGTATTTTATTTCTATAAGTTCCTGCAAAGTTTTGTTTGATATACCTTTTTTTATCCATTTTGCGGTGTCCTCAACCATTTGGGATGTAATTTTAGTAGCAGGGCTGTTTGCTATTTGACAATGTAAAGGATTTACACAATGAGATTCATTACAAGTAGAAATAATGTTTTCTTTAGAACTAAGATCGACGTCATAGTAACTACTATAAATAAACCGGCGCGGCCTCGTGGCCAATCTAGAGTCTGGATCCATAAATCTTGTCAAATTATTAGGTAAAAAAAGATGTTTGAGTGGGGTGATAACCGAGTTGTTTTGCCGTAGCCAGACCGCAACCTTTTGAGCGACTGTACGAGCCGAGTGAAGCTCTTTTAGACACGTTGGACAAGCGTAAAACCCCCTTACCGGATGAATTCGCGAAAGGTCGGGAATGGACAGGGTAAAAGGGTCGCTACGACCACATTTGCAATGCAAGGTGGCCGTTGCAGCTTGTTCAACGACTCTAAATGAGTCCAAATCGTATTCTTTTAAGACAGGACCGTCTGGCGGATCCGGAGGTGTACGGACAATGAGCCCGAAAACGGAGACGTAGGGATCAAGGGAGACCATGTATTTTGTGAAGTATGTGACTCACCATACCATAGTGCTTCTTGCTTCGACATGGAATTTAAACTTCTTTTTTACTATTCCTTTCTGAGTCAAAAACTGCTAAGCAATAGAATTATTTATATAATTTAAAGTCGGAAGTAAGTCTGCATTTAAAGTATTTTTACTAATTTAATTTTAAATATATTTAAAGATTTGATTTTAGGTGCAATTTAAGACTATATTTGAGTCACAGCAAGGTTTTTGAATTTAGTTTGAAGCAAAACACCATGTGGGGCTTTAAAAATTTGACATATCTTTAGATTTTCTGTTAGTATGTAGTTATCCCTTCATTTCTTTAACAAACCATGGTCGTAATGCCCCCTGCTGTTTTAGAAAAGCAAGCAATTCCTGATTTAATTTTTTGGGATGAGTGCAAACGCTGGGCTAATCTTTTAAATATTCCAGCTTGGAAAATTGCTGAAGATGGTTTTAATCATCCCCTTGATTTACATAGTCTCAAGAAGGAGTAAAATCTTTAGAATACTAAGGTATTGTCTAAACTAAAGTATCTTCGGGTAAATATACGATGTCGGCGTGTATTCACTACCCTGCTAGGAAAGCGCTTCATGAAGCTAATTTTCGGGGTATAATTGATGTTGTTCAGGACATCATTTACACGGTCAGCGGTGTGGGAACTGTAAGTTTTATGATGGACCCTAGTGGTTATGCCGCTAATTTTGATGGTGTTGTTCAAGTTTTAGAAGATTTAAATATTACAATATCAGGTATTTCTACTGAGGCCTCGGCTGTAGTTTCAGGTGTTGTTGGCGGTTCTGGTGTTTATATAACAACTAGTGGTGGGTCATCTCTGATAAATATTGGTGTTGTTGGTCAAGGGAGTACAAATGTTGTGTATAGTGGTAGTCTTGTCAGCGTTTCTGGTCTAGTTACCAGTCCAACAGTTGTTTCTGGGTCACCTGGTTCAGGATACAACCCAGGTGCCCTTTGGTTTGACACTAATGAGGGGCGTCTATTTATTTATGCAAGTGGAACTGGAATAGATTATGATGGTTGGTACCAAACCAACTCCGAAGCAATTGCAGTTAAGTCAGAACTACCTCCATCCGGTGCTGGTCTTAATTCACCCCCAAGGGATGGTACCTTGTGGTTTAACCAGCTACTAGGCAATTTGTTCATCTATGATGCCGCCAGTTCTGGTTGGTACGAAACTGGTTCCGTTAGAAACGCCGCTTATGGTGTTGCTGCTCCAGCACCTAGTCAGCAAGGTAATCTTTGGTACGACAGCGGTGCAAGTGTTCTAAAAGTCTGGAATGGCTCGTCTTGGGTTTAATAGTATTGTTTATTTTACCATTTTTTTATGACAACCAAATCTCCCACTAATAAAATTGAATTTAAACCTAAGAAGACCAGGCAAGGTAATGGACTTCACTCAAAACCAAATCACGGGCGTAAAAAATCACGTGGTCAAGGTAAAGGCTAAAATTTAATTAGGTATACTTTTGATATGGCGCTTGTAAGTTTTCGGGCTCTAACAGCTATAACTGCAGGTCAGCCCGTGACTGTAGGGTCAAGTGGAACAATTTTTCCCTCTTCTGCTGCAAATTTAAATAATGCTAAATGCATTGGTATCGCACTGGATTCTGCGTCTGAACAAGGACTTGTCCGTGTAGATAAAGACAGTATCCAATATATTTTTTCGGGTCAAACCACAGGAAATATTCCTTATCTTTCCATAATATCCGGGACTATTCAAGCCTCTTATACTGACTTTCAAACAGAACTTAATTCTTCTGCTCTTTCTTCCGCATATCTTGTCCCTCTTGGCCGAGCTGTTTCTAGTTCTGGTATAAATATTGAAATTGGGCGTCCTGTTTTTGTTACTACCCCTCTTTAATGCTTTACCTTAGTGATATGATTAAACTAGAAGTAATTATTTAAAGGGCCATGACCGATAGGTCCATTTTTAATCGTAAATATACGTCGTTTTCTCCTGCTGGAGTCGAAGTTTTTCTGATAAATGGCGTCGGGGTTACAACGTCTCTACCTACAACACAAAACTTTACAGCCGGTTCAAATTTAATTCAAGGTCAAGTTGTTTACGTAAGTGGAGCCTTAGTTTTTCCAGCTAGCGCACTGAGTGGAATTGCACATTTTAACTTCGGTGCTATAGGAATTACAGCAGGAGATGCAGGAGTTACCTCCGGCGTGGCTGTGAACGTGGATGATATAGCTGTTGTATCTGCAGCAAATATTACTGCTGAATCTTCGCTCGTACCCGGCGAGTTTTACTTTTTGTCAAAATATACTGGTCAGCTAACTCGTTACACTACAGCTTCCGGCTCAATTACTGCTTCTGGTACTGATCAATATCAAGCTTTAGTTGGTTTAGGTAAAGCATTTAGCACAACAGAGATTGAAGTTGAAATTTTACCTCCAACTCTTTTAACTTAGCGTCGCTATACTACATTTAGAATTATAGAATCATGCCTACTCGTAAACCACTGGTTATTATTAGCGGGCTCTTCTCAGAGCTACCTGCTGGTGATACTACGGTAGCTCTTGCATCTGCTCCTAGTGGTCTTATCTACGTAGGGTCTTCGCTGGGCATTGATGGTTCAGCTCAAATTAGTGGTAATGCGGGTATTAGCCAAGGGGTAAGAGCGCTAGCCTCTGGTAATGCAGCGTTGGACAAAGGAATTTTCACGGCTGAATGGCTTATTGGGGCGAACGGAAACAATGATTATACTTTTACTGGGCCTGGGTTTAGTGGGGGTGAAAACGATCCTTTAATAACATTGGTAAGAGGTCAACAATATAAATTTACTAACACGATGGGAGCGCATCCTTTTAGGGTGCAAACAACTCCTAATGGTTCTGTTGGAACTCAATACAATGCTGGAATTACAAATAATGATGTTATTAACGGAACATTGATTTGGAATGTTCAATTCGATGCGCCTAATACTCTTTATTATCAATGTACTTCCCATAGTAGTATGGGAGGTTCTTTCTATATAGTTGATAATGGTGCGATAAATGCTCTAGCTTCTGGTAATGCAGGGATTAGTGCGGCACAAACAGCGCAGGCTTCTGGTAATGCAGGGATTAGTGCGGCACAAACAGCGCAGGCTTCTGGTAACGCCGCCTTAGTCGTAGGTGCAAATGCTTTATCTAGCGGTAACGCAGCCCTAAGCTCTTTAGATAATAAATATGATAAGACAGGTGGTGTGCTCAGTGGCACAGTCATTGTTAACAAACAGTCGTTTGGCACTGTTAATACAATTACAAGCTCTAGTGTTTTACTAGTCGATTTTTCGACAGGTAATAATTTTACAGTAACTTTAGCATCGAATGCTACTTTTGCCGGCCCTATAAATGCTAGCGGGGGCCAGTGTGGTGCCATAACAATTCGTCAAGATAACACTGGAAGTCGTACCCTGGCATATAGCGGTAGCTGGGCCTTTCAAGGAGGAACGGCTCCAACTTTAACTACCGCAGCTAGTGGTATAGATGTTCTTGCCTATTATGTTGTTGCGCCAACTCGCGTTGTAGGTATTCTTACCGCAGCTTATTCTGGAGGATCTCAGTGACAATAGGTGCGTCTCAACAGTTTTTTCTCGGCGCCTCTAAAGCAACGGGAGGTGGGTCAGCGGCGTACCAAATCAGCAGATCTCTGCGATTCAATAGTAGTGACAGTGCCTACTTGTCCTGCAACTTAACAGCAGCAAATCGCGACGTCTATACACTGAGCTGCTGGATTAAAAGAGGAGCGGTAGGCGTCCGCCAAGATGTAATTGACAATCTTTGCGTTTTTCTTGCAGACGATACTCTAATCGCAGGTTTGTACAACGGCGTATCTGGTCATACGATTTTACAAACGACTCAGGTTTTTAGAGATCCCTCAGCTTGGTATCACTTAGTTTTTGTCGCCAATACAGCAAGTGCAACATCTACAGAACGTTTCAAGCTTTATGTGAATGGAGCGCAGGTAACTACGTTTTCGATCGCTGCTTACCCCGGTCAAAACGTAGATACAAACTTTGGTTCGGTTAATCCACAAACTATTGGTAAAGGTTCATACGGAAGCTCTGGTTATTTCTCCGGCTACCTCGCCGACATCCACTTCATCGACGGTGCTGCTCTTACTCCGAGCAGTTTCACCGAAACTGATGCCACTACTGGGCAATTGATTCCAAAAACATATACTGGCAGTTACAACGTTGGTGCTGGCGCTGTAAATGGCTTTAAGCTTACCTTCTCTGATAACAGTAATAATACTGCTGCCACATTAGGGGCGGACACTAGTGGCAATGGAAATAACTGGACGCCGTTCAATTTGCAAACAACGACGGGCGGTCCTACATCGGTGGCGGCAGCATCAGGCGCACTGCCAATTTATAACACCACCGATACTTACGGCACAACAAAGGGCACTGGCACTCGGACGGATAGCAACAGCAGTTCGATTGTGCTGGCTATCCCGATGGATGGCATCAACAACGGCACGACGTTCACGGATGAAAGCGCGACGATCAAAGGTAGTGGTAGCGCAGTAACTTTAACAAGAACAAACGCAACTACCTCTACAAGCCAGTCAAAATTTTATGGCAGTTCTGGGAATTTTGATGGGACTTCAACGGCAAAATATCTGAGCTTTAATCCCGGCACGATAACGAACTTTGGCACGGGAGACTTTACAATTGAGGCATGGGTGCAGATGACGAGTCGCACCACCGGCTTTAACCAGTTTGTACTAGACACATCAGGCGGAACACATATTGCCTTTTTTCAGGGTCTTTCATGGGGATACGAAAAGCCCACTGTCGAGATAGGTTCTAACACATTTACGACTACCAACGCAGTAGTTCAATATGGTGTATGGCAGCATTGGGCTGTAACGCGCAGCGGAACGACACTGCTTTTATTTGTTGACGGTGTTCAACAGGGAAGTTTCACAAACTCGACCAACGTAACTGCGCAAACCACAGCGTATGTAGGCAACACACCTGCAATTGGTTCTGCTTCGTACAACACAAATGGCTACATCAGCGATTTGCGTATCTACAAAGGTGTTGCAAAATACACCGGCAACTTCAATCCACCCAGCTCCACACAAAACGCCACGATTGCTGCAGGCAACGACAGCCTCGTAGACACCCCGACTAATTACGGCACCGATACAGGCGTTGGTGGTGAGGTGCGGGGGAATTATTGCACTTGGAATCCACTTAAAAAGTCTTCATTTGACACGCTGTTAAACGGAAATCTTGATGCACTATGCCAGGGCAGTGCTAACGCAACTTTTATTTATGGTACGTGGGGCCTTTCGTCTGGGAAGTGGTACTGGGAAGTTACTATTAATAACGTATATAGTAATTTTTATCCAGGAATGGGGATTTGCACAGACCTAAATCGACAAACTGATCTTTCGGCAGGGAGTTCTGCTGACTACTATTATATCCCTTCAGGGAACAAAGTGAATGCATTAACTCAATCGGCTTATGGTGCCTCATTTGCTGGTGGTGATATTATGGGAGTGGCCCTTGATATGGATGCAGGTACGATTACCTTTTACAAGAATGGCGTAAGCCAAGGCCAAGCATTTTCCGGCATCATTGGTACTGCGGTTCCTATCGTGCTTGGTGGAATTAACGTTACAATTGCAGCCAACTTCGGCCAACGCCCCTTTGCCTACCAAACACCTGGCACAAACCGTCCCAGTGCTGATCACAAAGCACTCTGCACACAAAACCTGACCGACCCAGTAGTTGCACAGCCTTCTACGGTGTTTGATGTACTGTTGTACACAGGAAATAGCAGCACGCAGACGATTACTGGGCTCAATTTTAATCCAGATCTAGTATTTATCAAAAGTCGAAACCAAGCGGCAGCTCCAACGTGGATTGATTCAGTTCGTGGAGGAACGCTTGGTCTATTCAGCAGTACAACAAATCCTGATACGAATATTGCCGGCATTACAGCGTTCAACGCTAACGGCTTCACCCTTGGTGGTGATAACGATGGCTATACCAACTACACAGGCCGAACCTACGTCGCCTGGTGCTGGGATGCTGGCAGTTCCACCGTACCCAACACACAAGGCTCCATCACTAGTCAGGTGAGGGCTAACACCAGTGCGGGGTTCTCGATTGTTACTTTTACCGCTCAGTCAAGCGGCAACGCAACTATTGGCCACGGTTTAGGTGTCGAGCCCTATTTTATCATCTTTAAATCAAGGGCGCAAACCTATAACTGGGGTGTTTATCATAAAAACCTAACATCTAATGCTTACTACTTAATTCTCAATTCCACTGCCGGGCAGGACAATACTTCAAATGCCTGGAATAGCACCACGCCAACTTCAACCGTATTTACCTTAGGGAGCACGTTTGCGGGTGCTGGTAATAGCGTCGCCTACTGCTTCGCCCCAGTAGCCGGGTACTCTTCTTTTGGTAGTTACACCGGCAATGGCAGCACAGATGGTCCGTTTGTATTTACCGGCGGTTTTAAGCCCAGATGGTTAATGATCAAACGAAGCGATTCGGCGGGAAGCTTCATTATTTGGGACACAAGCCGTACTCCTTATAACTTGGCTGAATACGCACTGGAAGCAAACTCAGCCAATGCTGAATCGAGCGGTTGGCATATTGATCTCTTAAGTAATGGGTTTAAATCGAGGAATACCGGCACGCAGTATAACCAAAATGGAGGCACCTACATCTACGCTGCCTTTGCCGAATCACCCTTTAAATATGCCCGCGCCAGGTAAGTAGTGAACATGACTACTGTGGAAGATTTGCGTTCAGGTGATTATTTACTTACCATTTTAGTGAATCTGTTTCAGATCTTAGCTCTTAGATTATTCAGCGCAGCCTTTCATAAAGGTAAATAATTTAAATAATAATAATTATATGTCTTGTTTAATTGCTAATCTTCCTTCACAAGAAGTCTGGGTTCGTAAAGAATATTTAACTGACCATCAAAGTGGATGGGGAGAGTTTGTTAAAGGTATTTGGGTATCAGCTAAATCGATACCCGGACGTGTTTTTTATTTTGAAACATATTTACCAGAGTATGCTGCAATGTATGATAAACTACCAATTAGTGCCTTTGTAGCACGTCCTAAAACACCTACTCCTAATTTAAACCTACCTAATTTACAATTTTGGAATTGTATGGATTATGGAGTAGTTGCAGTTCAAAAACAATTTATTGGATCTATGGATTATGAGTGTTATACACGCGATTTTGGAACTCAGAGAGGTATATATATTTGTACTTTAGATAATTATCATCACGATCCTGATGTAATTGATTATGCAACGAGTGAAAATCCAGCAGAACACAAGTCGCATAATCTGATTGAGTTGCAAAATGGTCAATTTGCACTTTACCCTAACAATAGAATACGCATCTATGACAACAGTTTGACTCCCAAGGAACCAAAAACACCCGATTTTAAGGTCTCTACATGCTACTATCAAGTTGAAAGTGGTTATGAACGACTTGGAATTGGTTATGAAAACGAATATTTTTGGAAAACGGCACAAGAACGGGATAGCAACCTCGTAAAAAGTTCTGATTTAATCAGTCAGGAGCAAAAAAATTAAAAAACCTTTGAATAGAAATCACCATAAACAAAACCGCAACGAGCTTCAACGGCGGGCAGATTTGTTTAAAGAAAGTTTTAATCCTAGAAAAGAAGAGTTTGGTTTATCTGAATAGTTATTTAAGATGCAAAGTAAGAAACAGCTTGCTTTTGGCTAAGCCTCAAGTTTAAAATAAATATATTCTGGATGCACTGGAAAATATTTTAAAGTAGCAGGACAAAGCCAACCAGTTAAATTTTGGTTTACATATTTTTTGTCTTCGTTTGTTCTCGAAAACAGATCATACCAAACTCCGCCAGATTCAAAGTTTTTATAATGAAGGTATCCTTGATGGAAAGGAAAGGGTTTAGCTGAAAATAAAATTTTAGGTTGATCTGAGACAATATTGTTATCTTTTAAAACTTTGTCAATAATTTTAGGCATGCCCAAAACAAAGGGTTCGTGCATTAATTCGCGAGCTTCATCTGTAAAGGCCCAGGTTCCTGCAAATCTATAAAGTTGAATGGTGAGCATAGAGTTGTTCATGTGATTAAAAAGTAATGCAAAGGTACAGTAGAGCTACAGGGTTGGAGAAGCAAGTGTGGTTAACCGACCGGGAATTATTGTTATTATAAAATTAGTGTAACAATAGAGTTGTGCCTCCATCACCTATAAATTTTGAAGATCTGCAAAGAATTCAACGTAAGGTTGAACAGGAGACGGAAGATCCTAATAGATATAGTCGTTTATTAGGCGAAAGATATATTTTTGATGAGGCGCTAAACGCAGGAGAATTAGATTTGCGTCTAAGACAATTTTTTGATGATGTTGAAGCGCCAAGATATACAATTGACCAACTACGATCTGAAGCTCGCCCATCTAATTTTGATAATATTCCGTTTCGCGGAGAAGAAATAAACCCATATGATATTAATTTTGATCTTGCAAACATTGCCGCGGCACAACCAGAAAACGCTCGTGCTTTTTTAAATAGACGCATAATATCTCCTGAAGTTTCTCAAAATTTTTACGAAGGTTTTTTAAGAGCTCCACGGTCAGAAATAAATGAAATTATGAATACTTTAGACCGTTACAGTAATAATCCGTTTACCAATACTTATGGCGAGGAGGCAGGACCAATTCTTGACGAAATAAATCGAGTAGGACGTGGACAACCTGAGGCCCCTTCGATTGCAAATTTATACCAACCTGTAAATGAAAGAACTCGACAAATAAGACAAATATTTAATGATGTTGACAGACCAGTACAAAATTACTTTCTATCTCGCGGCTCTTTAATAAGTGATTTATCTGAGGATCAGAGTTTAGCAACTCGTAGTAGGCCTCGTAGAAGGCAACTAAGATTGAATCTTCCTGGTGAAGATAATCCCCAAATAAGATTGAGAGAACAGGGAAACAGAATGTTATTAGAGGGTCCTCCGCCTTCGTTTGACGATTTAGAGTCGTATACTAACCGATTGTATCAAATTACTCGTGATTTAAGTAGGCTACGAACGATACAACCTCGCGTGTTGCGTCAGCAGCGAATCGATCAAGTGCTTCCCTCAATTAGAGAATCTAGGTTTGGTGATGAAATTGTTGAATCAATTTCGGGCAGGGAGAATCGTCCTCTTCCTACTTCTGAGCAATATGAACCTGATGATTCTGCGCGCATGCGAAGATCGTTGGAGTTTAATCCAGCAGAGCTGCGCAATAGTTTTGGTAATTTAGGAGAACTTTTTCGTAGAACTGGACAATTCGTTATACCTAATTTAGAAAAAGAAGTGACAAAAAGCCTTGAAGAAGCGGCAATTTCTGGATTGAAGAAGACTTTAAAACAGTATCCTGAGATGATTCCTTTATTGTCTAGGGCACCTAAAACAAAAGCTCCGGTCGGAGGTAAAAAAGAAATTTTAGAATACGCAGATTTTATAGATACATCTCAACAAGTATCTGATCCAAAAGATCGAGCTAATATTTATAACAGATTGATGACAGAAAGTGGGATACCTTCGTCTGATCTATTTGAAATAGAGTCCGATTATACTAGCGGAAATACGGAACGGCAGCAGAGAGCTATTGAACGTTTGAGTAAGTTAAATCCTGAAGCGGCTAAAGATTTAACTAAGGTTTCATCACAAGCTGCATCCAGTGTCAGACCTTTGATTGGAGGAGGCAAATATTTGGGAAGGAATGATTCAACAGCAATAAAGTTGATTGAGAACATTGATGAACGCGCTCGCGTTTTTAGGGAAGTCTTTAAGAATTTATCACCTGAAGCTCGCGACAGGCTTTTCGATAAATATAGCCAAGAAATAGATAACCCTTTGGAATTATATGTAAGATACAATCCCGAGACTGATGAAGTAACTCCAGAAAAAATACCTGATAATAAATTTTATGATGATAAAATGTATGGACTAAAGATTCACAAGTATTCGCCTTTGGAGCCATCTGTAGCTGGCTCTTCTTCTTTAAGCTACGATAATTTTTCAGAAAATGCTTTAAAGTTTCTCGCAAAAAATCCTATTTTAGGGACGACCACAATAGGGTTTCAAACATTTAGTCCAGAGAGCCCTGATTTTAGTTACGATGCCAAAGATTTACCACCGGCTGTTTCTAAAGCATTCACAGAGTTTGTTTCTAAGAATGCGTTGGCTGGGCTGCCTCCTGGAACTTTAGTAACAAATTCACCAATAGCTGAGCTTGATCTGGAAGAACTTGCCGAAGGAAAAGGAATTGAAAGTTCGACTTTCCGCAAACAACAAGAGGTTATTGGAACTCCAGCAAATAAAAGAGGAATAGCTTACCAGCGCGGTGGCTTTGGACCTGTGAGTGCGGACACGGGCAAGCAATCTGCATATATAAATAAAGAAGGAAAAGTTATTCCATTACAGCTGGAACGTGCTGAGAAACCGATTCGAGGAGGATTGTACTTTACAGGGGATCGAGCAGAAGTTTACCAAAGTAGTTTACCAAGTAACAAGACTTATTATTCACTTGATCCAGTAATGGGAGGTGTTAGGGGAGCGTTTGATATGGGCCGCGCAATTAAAAAAACACCAGCTTCTTTATTACCAGGGGTTTCAGACTTAATCCCGAGTCCAGAAGCAATTCAAACAGGATATAAGCGAGGACCTATTGAGATGGGTAAACAAATGGGCCGTGAATTTATTGAAAGTTTACCTATAGGGACAGCTTTAGCTGCAGCTTTATCCACTCCTTTATTAGCACGAGCGGCACCTGGTGTGGGTTTAGCTTTTATCGGGACGGCTGTTGCTGAAGCTGCAAATGAGGTTGTTCGTCAAGAAACTGGTGAAGGCATACTGCCTAAACTGAGGCAGTTTTTAGGGACTAAAAAGAGAAGTGGAATTGCAGATAGGGAACTACCGAAACCGAATCAGCCATTAATTCCTGTAATTCCTGAGATTAGTGCTCCATCCGCTCAAAGTAAAATGGAGATGATTCGTAGACAAAACCGCAACGAGCTTCAACGGCGGGCAGACTTGATTAAAGAAAGGTTCAATCCTAGAAAAGGAGAGTTTGGTTTATCTGAATTGTTATTTGGAAGATGAATTTAATAAAGTGTTACCGGTCCAGTTGAGGCAAACTCTGTCGAACGTAAGAGTTATTCAATATGATTTAGAATCAAGGAAATATTAAATTTTTATAAACCCACTTGACACATCTATAACACTTATTACATTGACCTTGTAAACGGATTTTTTTATGGACGTCAAGTTCAAATACCGAGGTTGCACCTTGGAAGACCCAGAAGCAATGGCTTTAATGAAAGCTGCCGAAGCAAAACAACCTTTTGAAATTGACCTTGAGACCGTAATCGGTTTCAATGTTATGGATAGTGATAAGCTATTTAGTCTTAGTGTAGATCAAAAGAGCTCTGCGCTTGCATCTCTTGCATTTAAACTTGCGACTTCTGAAAAGGCCACGCCTCATTATTCGTCTTTAGTTCAAAAAAAATCAGACAAAAATAAAAGTAATATAATTAAAAGCACTCTTGATATCGTAGAAGAACTAAATAAATCTATTTGTTACCGTAGTGTTGGAGCAGCTTTACTGCTTAATCTGTGTTCAACTACAAAATATCGCGCAATACGAGACATAGCAATAGAATTTGTAAACAAGTGTTATTCTGACTATAAAATTAAATCTACATCGATTGTATACCGTGGCTTTAAAAAAAATTCTGATAAAACGTTTGATCCAATCGAATTAAACTCAGGAGTAAATCGCCGTGATTCTTTCTACGTCTGCCCTTTATATATCTCTCTTCGTTCGGGCTTGTTATATTGCGACCATAATGGGCTGTTGTCTGTTAGTCAGCAGTATTCCTGCGGTTCAAGACGAGAGAACGCTAGCTCCAAGGCTGAAACGATGAAAAGAATGTTTTATACATTTAAAATAACGGATAAAGGAAATGAAGTTAAAGAAACGTGGGGAGACATTGAAAATTATCTTGTAAAATTTTATAAATCTCGTCATGTTTAGTCTTACAGGCAGATTTAAATGACTACTACACCTAATTCAAAAACTTTATCCGAAAGGTGTGTTGAGGTAGATTGCTTACTGGAAAGACTCTGTAATACCATTAATAATAATGCTGGAGAAATCAAGAAATACATAGACTTATTATGTTATGTGGTGTCCGAATAAGAGAAAGAATAAAATATGAAACAAAAAGTATACGACGACGTTTATTAATTTTAAACTAAGGGTGTCTTTGTATTTTGATCACTTAGACACCTTTTTATTTTTTTAAAATCAAATGAAAATCAATTACATAACAACACTAGAGAATTACACTAAAGCCATTGAAATTCTCACCCAATCTCAAAAAATTTGTCTTGACTTCGAAACTACAGGATTGCAGGCAAGGCTGGCTAAACCGCGCTTACTGCAGTTGTGTGACAGTGATCCAATTAATAAGGATCGTATTATTCATGTTCTTGACTTATTTAAGATTAAAGTTGACGTTGAATTAAAAAATCTCATTGAATCTCGCGAGATGATTATTGGTCAAAATTTAAATTTTGATTTACAGTTTTTATATGATTTAAAAATTGACTTTAAAAATAAAATTTTTGATACATACATCGCAGAACGTATTCTCCGTTCTGGTTTTAAAGAGAAAAAAATTAGTCCTCAAGCTCAGAAAACTTATTTTGCAGATATTTCTTGTAGTTTAAAAGCAATAACACAAAGAAGATTAAATATTGAGTTAGATAAAGAACAACGTAAAACCGATTGGTCTCAAACAGAATTGACTTTAGAACAAATTGAATATGCTGCAAAAGATGTTGATGTTTTACCACAGATTGCTTCTGACCAATTGAATGAGTTACGTGAAGAAAATTTAATATCTATTTATGGTGTTGAATCACAATGTATTAGACCTGTGGCATTAATGTGTTACATAGGTTTTGGAGTCGATTTAACAAAATTAGCTGTCTTACGTAAAAAAATTGAAGATGAATTAGATGCAAAAACTAAACAATTTATTGATGAACTCGATTTAAGATTACCAGAAGAATGCAAGCTTCCAAGATCTAGTGACGGTTCTATTGCTGTAGGTAAAAAACCAAAGAAGGAATTTAATCCAGGATCGACAAATCAGATCATCAAAGTATTCAACTCTTGCGGTATAGATTTACCAAAAGATAACACGACAGGTAAAACAACACTTAATCAAATCGCTCTTTCAGAGTTTGATAGTGAAGATTCGACTTTAATTTTGTATCGTGAACGAACAAAAATTGAAACTCGTTTAGAGCATGTCAATAAATTAATTAGTAATGTACACCCAATAACTCATAAAATACACTCTGGTTACAATCAAGTAGGTGCAAATTCAGGAAGGTTTACCAGCAACGGCGCTCCTAAAACAAATAAAACACAAAGTAAAACAGTTTATGCAGTAAACATCCAACAAGTTCCACGGTCAAAAGATTTTAGGGAATGTTTCATTGCCTCCCCTGGATACAAATTGGTAATATGCGATTGGGCTCAAATCGAATTACGACTAGGCGCAGAATTAATAAATATACCTCAGATGAAAGAAGCTTTTAATAAAGAGATTGATCTACACACTTTAACTGCCAGTCTCATATATAAGATTGACATTTCTGCAGTTACAAAGGAACAACGACAGGAAGGAAAAACCTTAAACTTTGCACTGTTGTATGGAATGGGGTATCGAAAGTACAAAACATATGCGGCGCAAAGTGGAAAAATGATCAGTCTATCGGAAGCTAAAATTGCCCACGCTGCGTTTCACTTGGCTTACCCTCGTTTGCGTGCCTGGCACCAAGAAAGAGCATCTTTAGTTCAGGATGGATGGGCTTATATTAGAACAGCTTGCGGCAGAAGGAGGTTGTTAAGTTATGACGACGCCACTATGATGTGTAGTGCAAACACACTTATTCAGGGAAGCGGAGCTGATATTTTAAAATTAGCAATTGCTAATTTAAATACACACTTGAATAAAGATGTACGTTTAGTTGCTGCTATTCACGATGAATTGGTTTTAGAAGTGAAGGAAGAATTAACTGAGTTTTATAAAGAAATACTTGAAAGGACCATGATCAAAGCGGCTGAAACAGTTTTAAAATCAGTTCCTTCCTCTGCTGACGCTTCAATAGGAAGTTCATGGGCCGCAAAATGACTAAACTTTCAGAGAAATCTTTATCTTCAATATAACTTGAAATGGCCTTAAAACCTGAACTAACAATCCAAGAGGCATGGGTCATCCAAAACCTTTATGGAGAATACCTATGCTCTTTTTTACAAGGAAATGAAGTAGTGACTTATTGTGCAGACCGAGATAATGCCAAAAGATTCAATACTTACGAAGAAGCTTCTCTCCACGCAAAAACTCTAGATATAGTAGTTCGTAAAGGACATAAATTATATAGATCCATGGTCCAAAGAATTAGTTTGTAGATTTGCTAGTATAAAACAGAGTCTAAAAAAAACTATGCGGTTTGCAGGGGATACTTTTAGTCAGGCCACAGAACAAAAAGGAGATAATCCCTCCCTTTTAACTCGCTACTTTCCTGATTTACAAAGGATATACAAACCAGCCATAAAGGTCAGAAAAGAACAACCCAAAAGAGACGCTAGTTATGACTCTCGGACAATTCTTTAATTATTAAACTTTTTAATTAGAAATCTCGTGGCTTACTTTCTAGGCGGAAAAAAATTAATACCAGGTGAGTCATTTTCGGCTGGTGACACATTGTTTCCCAAGAATTATTTAGAGCTTTCCACGCCGGAAGAAAGAAAAGCTCTTGGTATTACAGAGCAAGAAGATACAGAATCAATCAGAATGGCAGGCGAAGGACCTGATTCAGCAGCAAAAAACAATTTATCTACAACAAATACGACACAACCTACAAGTATATCAAAAGCAACATCCACATCGACAAATTTAGACGATTCAACAAAAGAATTTTTAGACTCTTTAGGACAAGATTTTTTCGATCAATTCATTAAACCCCAATACGCTGGCGACAAATTTAATATCAAGGGAGATAGACTAAGCTATAACAAACCCTCGCATCAAAAAGGGGGTGTTATACGTTACGCAAGACCTTTAGATACGGAGTTTTTGCCTAAATCGAATAATATATCTACAGCACCTTCAACACCTTCAACACCTTCAACACCTTCAACACCTTCAACACCTTCAGCACCTTCAGCACCTTCAGCACCTTCAACACCTACTTTTTCTCCACCTCCTGGTTCCTCTCCTAATATAAATTATCCGGCATCCTCCAAAGTTGACATTGAAAGTTCAGACGATGGTGGGGGCGGAGATGATGATTCAAAGCCTGAAAAGCCTCTTGTTGAGCCTACTAAACCTATAGATAAAATTCCTTTTGCGCCACCAGAACCTCCTGAAGAACCTAAAAAAGATGATAAACCACCAGCTACAGATACTACACCAAAACCAAATATACCTTTACAGCAACCACAAATAATGGCAATGAGTCGTTATTACGACCCAACAATAGCTAAACACCTTTATACTTCTAATCCTAGTGCCGAAAATTTAAAAAATTATGTTTTGGAAGGACCTTCTTTTAAACTTTTCGCAAACAAAGATTCAGTTGAAGGCGCCAAAGATGTATCTAGGTTATTTAACCCTCAAACTGGCAATCACTTATTGACTTCCAGTAAAGAAGAAATTGATGCGGCTTCAAGAGCTGGTTATGTACTAGAAGGTACTGTTGGTGCAGCCTACAGTGAAAAAAAAGAAGGTACTGAAGCAGTAGAACGTTATTACAATCCCTCTACGGGAGCTCACATACTGTCAACTGACCCTAAAGAACAGCAAACATTAGGAAGCTTAGGATACACTTACGAAGGCACTGCTTTCTATGCTCCTACACAAACCACTCAAGCTGCAGATCAACCATCTCAGTCAATAAATTCTTCTGCTCCATCACAGCCAGATAATTCTGCTGCTGCATCACAGCCTAGTGTTGTTGAGCAATATTGGCAAGCTGCAAACAGTGCGCCAGAGACAAAACAAGTGAATGATGATGGACAAAACAGAGAGGGTTATTATGATCTCGATGAAGGACGTTTTATAAGCTATGACCAATTTTATTGAGGTTTTGCATTGACTTTAAAAAAAGATTACGAAATAAAAATATTAAAGAAAAACAACATTTTAAAACTACACGTATGTGCTAATAATAATAACCACGCTGTTGCTCAAGCAGAAGATATTTGTCGGTCATTAAACGCAAATTCTTACGAACTAAAATATGGTGATTGCGCGGAAACAAAACTGTCAAATTTATTTAAAAAATTAGCTTTAAATTTATTTAATTATAAATTATGTGATCCTTGGGATGGAAATTTTAGTAATAACGTTCCTTGTTTATACATATTTAAAAACCGGTTTTATGTTAGAAATTTAATTTTAAAATATTTAGATGTGCCACGCGAAGGAGTCATAGCTCGTCCAAGCTGTAATTGTAAATCTTGTATAAATCCATATCATTTCTCATACAAAACTGGAAAAAACTCAAAATTGTCTAGCGCTGATACCAATATGTTGTTAGCATTTATTAGTCAAGGCTCTGGTATAAACCAAGCAGCTAAGGCATTAAAAGTACACCGCTCGACTATTTACCGGAAATTAAAGCATGAACATCTTTCTTCTGGGTCTTAAAATCGTAGATCCCTCACAAGATAACGATGGTATTATTAACGTGTTGACTGAAGCTCTCCCATCTAACGAAAAAAAAGTAGTCACAAAGGTCCAGTTAATACAAGACAAAAACCATTATGTAGGTAAACTTCTTCTGCAACTTAAAAAAAATGACTCTGTGTTAGCGATAGGTCCTACTAGGGCCACGGTAGATGGGGTGCTACAAATGCAACCTATGCTGATTGTCTCAAAAGAAAATTTTGACGACTTACTTGCTATAAACCTTTTTATAGCCGCAGGCGGTCTAGGTCCCAAAGCGGACGAAGTTGAACTGTCAGACACGACCGTTACAAACCGGTCATTAGCTTGGCAGGCTGAAAATTCTGAAACTTGTTGGTTTAAACTGACCGCATGGGCAGAGCTTTCAAAGCAACTGTCAGAATTAGCTCCAGGAACCCCTACTATTGCAGTAGGTAAAGTTTCTACGAGCGAGAAAGATGATAAAAACTATTTAAATTACACTTTGGACAAGATTTTGTATCTACCTAAGTCATCAAAGTCCGCCCCAAAAAAAGCAGTTGATCCTGAAAAAGGAAAAGTTGCTTCGGCGGCTATTGGTTCAATTGATTTTTCCCTCTAATTCTGGTACTTAATTATGGTTTTCATTGCTGGTAAATTTTCTGAAGACGAAATTCTTGCAAATGTTCCTCCTCACACGTTGCGCATCGACTTGCAAGCTAGACGATGGAAGTCGGATATAGACTCCGAATCCGCGATTATCGATGCAAATGACAATGGAATTCCGATTGAATTTATCCTCTTAGGTTTTACGCCTTATTTTGGAAATCTAGGGATGCGAAACCAAGAAGAGTTTATGCGTATTGCTTTCATAGGGGTTTCTCCAGAACATCGTTTACTACCTCCTCGTTGTGTAACTACTGCGATGATTTCGGGTAAGTCTAGTCAAAAGAATTTTATCTCATATTTTCAAACCCTTTACAACAACAGAATAAATTGCGCATCCGTAATTACATCTAGCAAGTTTGTTACTCGTTCTTTCAACGAACGAGACCCATTAACAGGGGCAGATGGTGCAAAAATTAATTTTAACGCCTTAGAATTTAAGGATCGCCCTGCTCAAAATGAAAGGGAGAAAAAATTGATTGCGGACATTATTTTGTGGCTTGACTCAACTGGCACTGACTCAGTCGTTCATTGTTTAAAATCTCACATCCCTGGTTCAGATTTAGTTGAGCTTCCCTTAGGTTCTGATCACTCGGAAATTAAAGCACAATTTGCGGCTGCCCGACCGCAGCTATCGGATGATCCTACCCGTATGTTTAATCCAGTAGGAGCTCCAGCTTCAGAAGATGTAATCGTAGTCAAACCTGATCCTCCGCAACCGAAAAGAAAAAAATCTGTGGAGTTAACTGAAGAACAAGCTAAAGTTTTAGGAGTAGATTTTTAATGTAGAATTGCAATTCAAGCTAATTAAGCGTCGGTAATACCGGCGCTTTTTGTTTTAAATTTTTTAAGTTTCTAAAATGTTTTGCCCAAATCCAAATTGCATTAGCATCACCACGTCGGTTTTAAGCGTCCGACAAAAGAAAAACGGAAAAACTCGTCGACGAGTATGTCCTATATGTAATTTAAAATTTACAACAGAAGAGATTTTGTTAGTTAAAGATGGACACAAACTTATAAATCCTTTTAAAACTAATTACAAAAGTAAACAAGGAACGAACAATCCAGGAGCAATTTTAACAGAAACAAATGTTAGACAACTTAGGTTTTTGTATAGAAAAGGTAAAACTCAAAAAGAATTAAGTATTTTATATGGGATGAGTCTTTCCCAGATACATAGAATCATTCATCGGATAAATTGGAGGCACATTTAGGCTTGTCTTTTAATAAAGGGTGTTTTATTTGTCGTGGGGATAAAAGCTCAGTTAAAGGAGGAAGAATTACTCCGGACCGAGCGCACCAAGAAATTAAAGAAGAAAATAGACGTTTATGTATCAGTTGCTGTTTATGTGTAGCTACAAAAATCTCTAAGAGTTGCTCTTTATTTAATTTTTTAGCGTCCATGAGAACACGTTGATGTAAAAAATTCTGTTCTGTGTCAAGCCACTCAAGATTTAACATTTGGTAAACCTGGAATATGTCGATCATAATCATTCTTCGCTAGACAGGCAACGTTCCTTCCATTAAACTATAGATCCCCACACGATCCTCATGACTGAGTTTTATAATGTTCCAGAGGCCGTAACACATACTTTAATTCAACACACTTTTATCACCGGAAATATCTTGGTACCTTATGATCCTAATCATGTTTTAAGCACACAACTTCAAAAACATAAAAATACAGTTACAACAAATGAAGATTTAAACAACTTACTCGATCCAATCTGGTGGGTATCTATGCGAGAAAAAAAATATGACTGGGTTGTGTGCTCAACCATGGGTTTAAAAGATCATAGCGAATACATTATGGAATATGGCATTTCAATAGCAATAAACGGAATTGCCATTTTAGATAGGTTATCTTTCTTAGAACCTGTATTTAAGCGTAGAACATTTCTTTTAAAAAATAAATTATCAAACATGGTAGTTTTATCACCACGGCCAAAATTCCGAGCAGTAGGATCCGCTAAAGACTCTGTTACAGCTTGTTGGTTTGTTTTTCAAAAACCAGACGAGTGGATGGATGGCACGATGATCAGTTACGCAGTAAATTGGGAAAACATCGGATCCCTTCCGGAACTCCCAACATGACATCCCGTATTGTAAAATTTGAGCTCTTTCAGAAATCTGTTATAGAAAATCTGATAAAGCTAAACGAAAAAATAGACAAGCTTTGCGCCTTAACCGTATCAAACCAACTACTTCAAGAGTGTGTTGGTCCGGACGGTAGCGCTAGAACCGCAGACGAGTGCGGTGAAATAGTTGTAGATAGTTTTATGGCTGGAATATGTCTAGCGGAAGACCTTAACAGTCGTTGTAAAGAATTTGAGTATCAAAAGTCAGAATTTTTTATTGATAATGATTCAGATATAGATGAATCACAAGACGAAGAGGATGACGATGATGACGATAACTCACAAGAGTTCAATACTAATAGATGTCCTGTTAATGCTTTCTGATAAAAATAAGCTAGAGTAAAAATAATTCGACACAAGATTGTGTCCCAAACTCGTCTAACAATTGATGGTTTACGTCATTACGTTTGTGATGGAGTACACCGACCATTACCTTCAGTAACAAGTGTTTTATCTGCTACACAATCAGAAGATACGCAGCGAAAGCTAGCCCATTGGAATGTGCTTAACCCTGGTATGTCAGATACAGCGACAGCCAGAGGTTCTTGGATACACGGTGCAGTTGAAAACCATATTAGAGGTTTGACTGTTAAACCTCCTCAAGAATTAATTCCTTTTTGGAAAGACTTACCAGAAAAGTTAGATGAGCTTTTAGAAAATAGTAAAGTTCTTTGGTCGGAAAAACCGTACAACCAACCACGATGGTCA